TCCGAAGCAATCGGAATAAACGACGAAGACGTTAAGCACGGTTGGTTAAAAAATGACAACGCTTCTTTATTCTTTAAGAATCCAAATTTTAAGACGGAAGATGAACAGGGGTTTAATATAATCAAACAAGAATGTATTGCAGCCGTAAAATTACACGCTCCAGAATACAAGCAAATAAAGTTTGAAAAAACGAACGATTCTCATTTATTAGTTATTGATATTGCAGATTTGCATATCGGTAAATTAAGTTCAGCGTTTGAAGTTGGAGAAGATTATAATTCACAAATAGCCGTTAAACGAGCAAGGAACGGATTACAAGGAATAATAAACAAGTCGCAAGGGTTTAAGATTGACAAAGTTTTATTCGTTGCTGGAAATGATATTTTACACACCGACAACACGAAACGAACAACCACAAACGGAACGCCACAAGATACCGACGGCTTTTGGTTTGAAAACTTTATAATGGCTAAAAATCTTTATATTGACTTATTAGAACAATTACTAACGTTTGCCGAAGTTGAGGTTGTTTATAATCCGAGTAACCACGATTTGACGCACGGGTTTTTTCTTATGCAATTAATAGAAGCGCATTTTAATAAAAGCACGATCCGTTTTAATGTAGACCTAAAACACCGCAAAGCATTTGTTTACGGAAAAAATCTAATAGGCACTACGCACGGCGACGGAGCAAAAGCCGAAAACTTACCTTTGTTATTAGCTACTGAATTTCCGATTGAATGGAGCAAAACAAAGCATCGTTATATTTATTCGCACCACGTACACCATAAGACAAGTAAAGATTATATCGGTTGTACGTTTGAAACTTTGCGCAGTCCGTCTGGAACGGATAGTTGGCATTACAAAAAAGGTTTTACAGGCACACCAAAAGCGGTTGAAGGATTTATACACCACAAAGAATTTGGACAAGTCGCCAGATTGACGCATATATTTTAATCGAGGACATTTTTTGTCCTAATTATACAAAAATTTGTGACGGAATTTGCCACCATAAACGGAATTAATCCGACCTAATGTATAGAATTTACCACAATAACGCAATTAATGTAAAGAATTTTGCATAATATATACATTATAATTTACAAAAAATACCCTTTTTGCTAATTATATTTAGCGTTATGAAGGTTATACCCTTATTTTATTACGTGTTTTTTAAGGTTTTACCCTTATTCCTTATTTATAATCATTATAAATTTGTTAATTAATTAAAAATAATTGTTAAAATGTTTTGTAGTTATAAAAATACTATTTATATTTGTATATAATTATTTATTAACCAATTAAAAACTAAACTATGAACCAACAAGAAATGATTGAAACAATCTTAAATTACAAAGAAGAATTACAAAACGATTACAACGAACTTTGTAAGGCGTTCGGACAACAAGACCCAGCGACAAAACGAAATGAATCCAAATTAGTAACCTTAATAATTTTAATTGATAAACTCGGACTAGATGAAAACTAAACTTAACGATTTAATTTATTATTTTACACCGCTTACGGAAGACCATAAGACAATTTTAAGCACCGCAATTGCGTTTTTTTTGTATTGCGTAAGTATTTATATGATTTGTTATTTTACTAACCCTTAAAACTAATTAAAATGAATTTAGAAGATTTAGAAATTGAGCAATACACCGCGAATTTATACTATGAAATTGACGGCGTTGAATTTATTATGACTTTCGATTGGAATTTTTACGATGCCGATCCAAAAACCTATGAATGTAAAATAGACGTTTATTGCACGTACGCAGAACAATGGATTAATGGAATTAAACATTCGTATTTTCCTAGCGTAGACGAACTAAAAGCAATCAAAACAGGAATAGAAAATGTTGTTTTAGAATCTCCAGTTGATTGGGGATTAATTGAACACTTGGAAATGGAATTAGATTTTTATAACGAACAAAAAAACGAAAACTAAAATGGAAAATGAATTTATACAAACAACTTTTAGCCTGAAAAGAAAAATGAATTGGTGGCGGGAACAAAGCGTTGAGGGCGACAAAGGCGGTAGCTTCAATTTAGAACTTTACTTAGATTATTTAAGCGAACAAGAATTTAACGAAATACCGAATAGTAATGAAACATTATAAAATTACATACGTGTTTTATTTAGATAGCAATTGCACTAAAAAAACAATCGGTTATCGTGTTCTAAAAGCATTTGACCGCGACCACGCAATAATGCGTATGGCAATGCAAAGAAAATTAATCTTAAAAGTCGAAACAATATGAAAGCACTTAAAAGAATACGCGAATGGATTTACTTACAAATTATAATATATCTTTATGGAAAACTTGATTGAACGATTACACGAAATAATCGAAACGGAAAACTTAACGCAGCGCACAAAGAAACCAAACAAGGTGCATCGTCGCTGGTTTATATTTGCTTACTTGCGAAAGAACAATTACGTTTTACGTGAAATAGCCGAAATTTTTAATATGAATCACGCTACAATTATTCACGGGATTAGGCAAGCGGAATTGTTCGAGCAAGTAAAAGACGAAATGTTTTTAATCGACACGCTAGACTTATTCCAAGAATTTAAGAACAAAACTATAAAAATAAAGGATCGCGATTTGATTCAGGACATAATGGAAAGCAAAAATCTTTATGACTTGACAAAGATTAAAAGGCGGTTACAAAATAATGTTTATAAGTTTTCGGATAAAAACGAATTAGATTAAAAATAATAGTTATATTTGTGAACGGATTGGCTAGACACCATAAATCCAAGAAGGAAGTTATTAGCCTTGTATTGACGCAGAAGTCTAGCCCTGCGAAGATATGAGGCTTTTTTATTTACTAACAAATTAAAATTATGAATGATTATTTTAAGTTACTAAGGAATTTTTGGGATTTTGCTTTTGATAATCCAGAAAAAATAAAAGCTAACCATTGCGCTTTATATTGTTTTATAGTTGAGCATTGTAATCGTTTAGGTTGGAAATCTAAATTCGGATTACCGACAACAATGGCAAAAGATGCGATTGGCATAAGAAGCTATAATACTTATATTCAAACATTAAATGATTTAGTAAATTTTGGGTTTATTGAATTGGTTGAAAAAAGCACAAATCAATATTCAAGTAATATAATTGCCCTATCAAATTTTAATAAAGCAAGTAGTAAAGCATTAGATAAAGCATTTATAAAGCACGATACAAAGCAAAGTGAAAGCATTAGTAGTATAGATAAACAAGTTACAATAAACAATATACAAGTATACAGGGCGTTCGCCCATTTAAGTTTAAGCGTTGATGACTTTCATAAATTACTAACTGAATATTCTAAACAACAAATAGACGACGTTTTAGATAGCATAGAAAATTTTAAGAAGAATACTAATTATAAAAGTTTATATTTGACCGCAAATAAATGGTTAAAGAAGGAAGTACAAAAACCAGTTTACGAAAGTTCAGACGACGCACTTTATAGGAACGTAATGGCGCAAATAGCAAAAAACGAAGAAATTATGAAAAACCAAAAAAATGTTAATTAAAAGCGGAAGCGGAATAAATTATTTACTGGATTATAAAAACGGAAAAATAAAGCAAGGTTTACAAGTCGGTTGTTTCTTAGACGAACATTTAAGATTCAAACCTAAACAACTAAACATAATTTTGGGACACGACAACGTAGGCAAATCGTATTGGATCACGTGGTACTTTTTAACTTTGAGTTTAACAAATAATCTTAAATTTATTTTATGGAGTGGCGAAAACCAGCACGGGCAAATTTTACGCGATATGATTCAAATGTATTCAGGAAGACCTTTCAAAGAATTAACGGAACAAGAAATTTTAACTTACTCAACATTTTTAGAACAATCATTTACTTTTATCGATAATTCAAAACTTTATAAGCCAACTGAATTACTAGAAATTTTTAGAGCTTCGGACGCGGACGCTTGTTTGATTGATCCGTTCACTGGCTTAGATAGGGAAATGAATTATGAGGGCAATTACCGATTCTTAAATATGGCAAGGCAATTTGTAAACCAAACGGGAAAAACAATTTACATTAACACGCACCCAACAAGCGAAAGCGGACGGAGTGGTAATTTATACCCAGAACAACATCATTGGAAAGGACATTTGAAGCCACCATTAAAAGACCACGTTGAGGGCGGTAAGGCTTTTCTAAATAGATGCGACGATATGTTTGTTATTCATCGACTTATAAAACATACAACTATGAAATTTGAAACAATGGTTGGAGTTGAAAAAATTAAAGATACGGACACAGGCGGTAAGCATACTGAATTAGATATTCCCGTTTTATGCAACTATAATTATGGAGTTGGGTTCACGATCCAAGGGGTTGACCCTTTGCAGAAATACCGTCCAAAACAATCGCAAATTTTTAAGCAACAAAAAAAACTTGATATTTGGGACGAATTGAATAAAAAAGCAAAACAATAAAAATGGAAATTAAACTACTAAGCGCAACCGCTATTTTACGCAAAACTTTATTAAAGTTAAAAATAAGCCGCGAGGAAATCGAAGAAAAAAACGGACACCGATCCGATTTAATAAATTCTATGATTGAAACCGAAAACGAACTTTCCGAAGTATTAAACACTTTTTTAGTTCTGGAGAAACAAGCTCGTATGTTTTCGTCCAGCTCAATCAGGTTGGAACAATTAAATTTAGAACTGAAATTTAGAATTAAGGAATTAGAAAACGAAATTAAAATAAATAATTTTTAAGATGAACGTACTCTCACTATTTAACGGAATGAATACAGGACGGCAAGCACTTGAAAACGTAGGTATAAAAGTAAACAAATATTATTCTAGCGAAATAAAGCCGTATGCGATTGAATTAACTCAGCACCATTTTCCAGACACGATACAAGTTGGGGACGTTACAAAATGGCGTGAATGGGATATTGATTGGAAAACTATTAATTTAGTTTTAAGCGGATCGCCTTGTCAAGATTTAAGCGCTGCTGGAAAACGAGCAGGAATAAACGGAAGTAAGTCAAGTTTATTTTTCGTGTTTGTGGAAATTTTAGAACACATAAAAAGTTTGAACCCAGAAGTTTTATTTTTACAAGAAAATGTTGGAAGCGCAAGTAAGTTAGATATTGGAATTATGTCAAGAGCTTTGGGGGTTTACCCTTGTCGCATAAATTCAAAATTAGTAACGGCTCAATTACGCGACCGATATTATTGGAGCAACATAAAAACGAAAGAAACAATGTTTGATATAGTTACCGATATTCCGCAACCAAAAGATAGGGGAATTATGTTTAAGGATATTATTACAGGTGGTCAAGTTGAACGAGTAAAAGCAAATGCAATGTTAGAATCTGATTATAAACATACAATTAAAGATAAAATTAAACAAGATATTTATATTAAAAAAAGACTTGCAAAAGGAAAACAAACACCAAATTTAATTTATGTTGATACGGATAAACATACTTGTTTAAATACAGGTAGTGGAAATACTGAAAAAGCAAGTCAAAGATATTTACAACACCGAAACGAAACAACGGGAATGCTTACTTTAATTTACGAAGAAAACAACGAATTAAGATGTAAAACAAATACCTTGAATGGTTATGAAGTTATAACTGAAAATGATTGTATAAATTTAGCATTTCCAACGTCAACAACTAGACGAGGTAGAATTACAAAAGGTAAAAGCCCTTGTTTAACAAAAGTTATTGAACCGTTATATTCTTATAAAGACGGAATAGTTAGAACAGTAAACAAAATTGAAATGTGTCGCTTACAAGGATTCCCTGATGATTACTGCGATATACTTACAACCGCAAAAGCGGGAAGTTTATTAGGGGACGGCTGGACATTACCAATAATAGAACACATATTTAGATTTATAGAATTATGAAAAAATGTAAAAATTGCAAGGCAGAATTTACGCCAATAAGATTCAACCAAAAGTTTTGTTTAGAAGAACCTTGCATAAAAGTTTGGGTTAACTCGCAAAAGGAAAAAGAATGGAAAACACGAAAAAAAGAAATAAAGGAAAAATTACAAACCGTTCAGGAACTTACAAAATTAGCGCAAACTTATTTTAATTCTTTTATAAGAAACCGAGACCGAAACAAAGGTTGTATTTCGTGCGGTACTCAGTTAGGGCAAAAATTTGACGCGGGACATTATTATTCAATGGGCGGACACAAAGCGGTAACTTTTGACGAAGACAACGTACACGCTCAATGCGTTTATTGCAATCAATATTTACACGGCAACCTTTTGAACTACCAGATAGGAATACAACAAAGAATTGGCGCGGATCGTTTAATTGAGTTACAAGCGAAAGCTCACGAAACACGAAAATTTACAAGGGACGAATTAAAAGAAATAATTATTACTTATAAGCAAAAAATAAATGAACGAAAAGACGCTGTTTAATTATTTGAAAAATAAGTATTGGAATGACTTAGAATTTAGCGACGATGAATTTAGTTCGTGGGATTGCTTTTCTCACTTAACAAAAACACGAATTGAACTTAAATGCAGAAAAACCCATTACAAAGAATTAATGATTGAAAAGCAAAAGTATTATTTCCTAGTAAAAAAATACATAGAAACAAACGAAATACCACTATACATAAATTCAACACCTGAAGGAATCTTTGCTTTTGATTTAAGAACAATAAACCCAATTTGGATTACTGATAAAATAATGCCTAAAACAACCGAACTCAACGAAAAAACGAAAACTCAAAAGACCTACGGACTAATAAATATAAGCGAAGGAAAAAAAATATAAAAAAAATAGCGTTGTATTAAAATATAATGTTTATATTTGTAGATAATTACTAACCAATAAAACCAATAAAAATGAAACACCTATTTAAGAGTTTAGCAGAATTTCAACAAGAAGTTCCAACGATCCACAAAGCGACACAGGGGTACGGCTACACCTACGCAGATTTACCGAAAATCTTTGAAGTAATAAACCCCTTGTTAAAAAAACACGGCTTAGGGTTTACGCAATTGATTCACGGAACGGACTTAATTACAATCGTTTTTCACGTTGAAAGTGGCGAAACGCTCGAAAGCAAAACGTCGATTCCGCAAAACGTACAATTAAAGGGAATGAATGATTTCCAAGTTTTTGGAAGTGCTTGTACCTACTTGAGAAGGTACTCTTTATCAAGTTGTTTGGGATTAGTAACCGACAAAGACACGGACGCTGGTGGCGAACAAGTTAAGACCGAAGCAAAAAACGAAGTTAAAAAAGTTCCTATCGACGATAAAAGATTAGCTAAGGCAATTAAAGCAATAAGCGACGGCGGTTATACAATGGACGAGCTTACAAAGACGTTTGAATTAACGCCAGAACAACTTAAAACCCTTGAACTATGAAAATAAGATGCAGCTCAATAGGCAAAATAATGACGAACCCCAAAACAAAAGGGGAAACGTTAAGCCAAACAACTAAGACCTATTTACAAGAATTAGCGGTACAGGAAGTTTACGGAATACGCAAAGAATTTAGTTCACGATATACCGACAAAGGAAACGAAGTAGAAGAACTTTCAATTGCTTTATGCAACGACGTATTGAATTTAGGATTCATTTACAAAAATGAAGAACACTATTCAAACGAATGGATCGCAGGAACTCCAGACGTAAACACGAACGAAATTTTACTAGACGTAAAGTCAAGTTGGGACGCGACAACGTTTCCATTTTTCGATACCGAACTAAAAAACAAAGATTACTTTTACCAATTACAAGGCTATATGTGGCTAACTGAAAAACAAGAATCTTTACTTTGCTATTGTTTGATTGACACGCCTTTACAAATCGTTGAAGACGAAATTAGACGCGAACACTGGAAAGCAAGTTTAATCGAGGAGAGTTTAGATTTAAGAGCCTTTGTACAAGCAAAGCATACGTTCGGACATATTCCAAAAGAAAAGCGTGTAAAAACGTTTGTAATACAAAAAGACGATATTGTTATCGAATCAATCAAAACACGAATTGAGGAATGCCGAGAATATTACGATATATTACTAACTAACTTAAAATAAAAACTATGATAATTTTACTATCAATACTATTAGCTCCAGCAGTTGTTTGGGGTTGGGCGGTAACTATCTTATGGTTAAAGGACTATTTTGGATTTAATGATTAATAATAACTAAAAAAAAGTAAAAATGAAAGTAACTGGAAAAATCCACTTTGTTGGAGCGCTTAGAACGGTAAGCGAAAAATTTAAGAGTAAAGACGTAGTATTATTAACGGACGAAAAGTTCCCGCAGTATATTACGATCCAATTCACTCAGGACAAAACCGATTTAATAAGCCAAAACAACATAGGCGAACAAGTCGAAGTAAGTATTAATTTACGAGGGCGTGAATGGAAAAGTCCACAAGGCGAAATAAAGTATTTCAACACGATTGAAGGTTGGCAAATAAACGCAGCTCAAAATTTCGACGCTCAAAAATTTGCAGACAAAGGACGTGAAGCGTTGAAGGAAACAATAATTCACGAAAGTAATTTTGACAACGACGATTTACCATTTTAATAAAGTTTAAGGGGTAAAAATTGCCCCTTATATTAAACCAAAATGTGCAGTAAGTATGAAAATTAAGTATTAATCTAAATAATTAACTAAAATATGAAAGTAAAACTAGAATATAACTTACCAGATGACCAATTCGAATTTGAATGCGCGGTTAAATCTACAAAAATGTTTTTTGCACTAACCGAAATCAAAGAAGAATTAAGGGCAATTTGGAAATACGAGGAACTCAAACAAAACCAATTTGAAATGGTTGAGCGCATACGGGAAAAGTTTTTTGAAATCTTAACCGAAAACGAAATAAATTTAGACAAATGTTAATCGACGATTATAGCTTACGAGCTTGTTTACTCGAAGCGCTAAAAACACGAACACGAAACCAAGTTGTTAAGGAAATAAAAGGTAGAGGGGAAAAATTCCACCAATACAATATAGACCGATTTTTGCAAGGTAAAGACGTAAGTTTAGAAACCGCAAAGAAATTAGACAAGTATATTTACCGATTGAAACTACAATAAGTTTACAGCCCTTTAATTAGGGCTTTTTTAATTAACAAAACTTTGTTGATAAGATTTTTTGTTACTTGTTGAAAAAATAAACATATATTTGATTAATATTTAAGCAAAGTGAAATTGGAATGGATTAGCAAAGTAGTAAAGCACCACAAAGAATGGGTTAAAATAGTTAACTCATTTGGCGAATATTTCTTTGCTGAAGATATTGTTCAGGAAACTTATTTAATGCTGATTAAATGGAGCAACGAAGAAAAACTATTTACAAACGGAAACTTAAACAAAAGTTATGTTTGGCTTGCGTTAAAGAACACTTTTTTACAACACGTCAATAAAGCAAACAAAATGCAAAAGGTCGATTTAGATTCAATCGCGATGTTACCCGACGAAGCTCCAGACGTAGAAAAACACGAATCATTTAATTACTTATTGAACCAAGTGGAAAATATCGTTGACGATTGGCATTGGTACGACCAAATGTTATTTAACCTGTATAAAGATTCCGATATGTCAATGCGTGAAATAAGCAAAGAAACAAATATATCGGTTACGTCTATTTTCCATACGTTAAAATATTGTAAAACACGAATCAAAGAAAACATAGGAGAAAATTACCAAGATTATAAAAACAAAGATTACGAACTTATAAAATAAAAATTATGGCAAAGAAAAAACTAACACCAATTGACATTGAAGAAAACACATTAATCGAACCGACTGGATTAGGCGACACGATAGAAATTGTTTTAGAAAAAACAGGAATCGCAAAACTAGCTAAATGGATATTAGGCGAAGATTGCGGTTGCGAAGAACGAAAGGAAAAACTTAACAAATTATTTCCATACGCAAAACCCAAATGTTTAACCGAAGACGAACACGCTTATTTAACTGAAAGCAAAGTTTTAGCAAAGAACGTTTTAATTCCCAGCGAACAACGCGAACTACTTAAAATTTACAATCGTGTATTCTCGCAAAAAAGGCAACCGACAAGCTGCGGCAGTTGTTTAAGGGAAGTTGTAAACGGATTAAACAAAGTAATAAACGAATACAACGAA